ACCCATGATTGGCATATTTGATCTGTAATGTGTCGGTGTAATCAAATTTAATAAGCGCGTTACTTCCACGCTTGCTGTATGACATAAGGCAGTTACCCATTTTGAGGTATCCGCTGTCACCGGGAAAAATCATCGTACCGCCATAAAGGTTGGTAAAGTCCCAGCAAATGTTTGTCCCGTTATCGTTCAGGTTAAGGCGCGCCATTGCGTTACCTGGACTGTCTATCCATTTTTTGAGGTATAGTTCGCAATACGCATCCTCAACACCTGCCGTCCTGTGAGTTGAGCGGAGTTTTCTCCCAAATATAGCTCCGCTAGTTGGCAATACCTGCTGATACCATGAAGCAGACCAGTCACCAACGATTTCATCTTTGCTGTCTACATATAATTTTGTTGCGTAGCTTCCTTGATCGTTTTTTAATTTGCTAACGTCGGATTTTAGCGTTTTGATGTCATCAGGAATTACTGTCGATGTAGCCATTTTTCTTCCTCACATCCAGCCACGAAGTTGATGCTCAACAGCAACCACGTATTCATCGAATAATGACGATATTTGCGAATCATTAATGATGCGCACGTTTACAAAATATCCGTCTTCCTTAACACATACCGGTTCGCCATCTTCAGTCAGTTCTCCGGTTTCTTTGTACACGTTACCTATCACGTCAATAAGAATATCATCCTGCATCGACTCGTCATCATAATAGCCAGTGCTATCCATAAAGGCCGAAAAGTCGGCCCTGTCGGCAAATTTGAGTGTTAAATCTTTCATTAGATTGACTCCCCCACCTGAGCATCAGTCAATGCCTTGTGCCATATTCTGAAATTCCTGACATGACCAAATAAATGACGTAACCCGGCTGTAGTCTGGCCTCCAATACGGATAATTGCGGTGTTCTGAATACAGGACCATGTGGTTTTTGTTTCGCTGGATATATGCCCGTTACTTACTGAGCACGTAGACTGCTCTGACTTTACACGCATCCCCATAACCATTTTTTCAAGCGATGCGTTTTCGTTTACCCGTCTGTTAGCTCCTCCAATATCGCAATAAGGAAATCCGTCGTAATCTGTTGAACGACCGAAGCCAAGAATAATAGCCGCTCCGGTTTGATGACCGCCGGTATCAAAAACACGTGGCGCTGCATTTGGCGTTTTATACCAGTTCTTATGTACCTCACAAAGAACCGTAAAAGGAAGATTATAAAGATTATTCTTAATTGGAACTGTAACTATATCGCTTGCGCGGGTCGCCGCCGTCGCTCCTGATATAATAAAAGATGATACACAAGGCCCATCTTCTACTTGTGGGGTGGCCAGATAAATATAGTCACCAGATACGGTTGCCCCGCTCTGCTTAGGAGAATACTGTATCTGAGAGCCTATTTTTAACTCCCCATCAATTGCCTGAATTGTTGCCTCTGCAAAAATCCATCCGGTAGCTTCGTCCTTTCTGACTCTCGCTGTGATCCTTGAGGCAGCACCGCCTGTCATATTAATTTCAAGCGTTTGTGTATCAATATACGCATCACCAAGAAAAGTTGTTGCGCTACCGTCATATTTATCAAACCGGATACGCAACCTTACCTGCAGTTCTGTTTTAAAACGACATGAGGTTGTCACGTGTTTATTATCGCCTGAGACATCAACTGACTTTGTTGCAGCAATTGATGCCATATTAATGGCTGAGGTTTGCCCAATCAGAGAATCGTTACAGACAAACTTTCCATAGGTAAAACCAAAACTATCCGTCCCGGTTTCGGGAACATCCATATTTGACGATCGCCCCCAACTGGCAGGGCTTTCCGAATTGAGCATGTAGTTTGTTCTTTGCCCCTCAATAAGCAGGCCATCACGTTCAAATCGTGGCTCGTCAATGGCAGCCTCTGTCAGCACACCAGATTTGTTAATATAGGTTGCTTTCGATGCACGTTTAAACTTAACAATCTTGTCGCCAGGCATCGTTATTTCATCGTCACCAATAACAATTTTTTTATATGATGGCGAAAAGCCCGTAATCATATCCAGCGAATCGTTAAATGGTATCCACACATCAGGCAGCGGCTGTAAGACATATTTATACGGCTCCGCAGCCTGGCTTGCGTACTCTCTGGCTGCATCTTCGCTTGCTTTAGCTGCCGTCTGGCTTGCTGCCGATGCTTTCGCTGAGTTCGCAGCCGCTGTTTCGCTCACCTTTGCGTTGGTTTCACTGGTTTTTGCTGCTTTTTGACTGTTAGCTGATGCAGTAGCAGAAGCAGCCGCCGCGCTTGCAGAACTGGCTGCGGCACTCTCGCTTTGGGCCGCTGCATCCTGACTGCTTTTCGCCGCAGTTTCACTGGCTTTGGCATTCGTTTCGCTGGTCTTCGCTGCCGTCTGGCTGGACTTTGCGTTAGTTTCACTCGTCTTCGCAGCTTTCTGGCTGTTAGCCGCAGCAGTTGCTGATCCAGCTGCTGAAGTCGCAGAACCGGCTGCTGCGCTCTCGCTTTCAGCTGCTGCAGCCTGGCTATTTTTCGCCGCAGTTTCACTGGCTTTGGCATTCGTTTCGCTGGTTTTCGCTGCCGTCTGGCTGGACTTTGCGTTGGTTTCGCTCGTCTTTGCGGCTGTCTCGCTGTTTTTCGCGTTGGTTTCTGATTTTTTGGCTGCTGTCGCGGAGTTTGCCGATGCAGTCTGCGAGGACGCTGCCGCCTGTGCGCTGTTAGCTGCATTCGTTTCTGAGGTTTTCGCCGCGTTCTTCGATGATGCCGCTGCAGTTTCGGATTTCTTTGCCACCGCTGCGCTCTGAGAGGCGGCTTCGGCGTTGCGTGCCGCTTCTTCCACCATTGCCTCAAAACGACGCAATGCCTCCGGCATGACATCATCTTCCGTCATGGCACCGAGAAAATCATTCAGCGTACCTGGTCTGGAACCTTCATAGACGGTAATGATCCCGGCATGTGAAGGCGGAAAACCTTCAACCAGCAGGATAACGCTATACTGGCCATACTCAACGTCCATGCTGTAACGCCCGGCTTCATCCGGATTTTCAGAGGCCACCGTGTTCACCAGTACAGTGGTGCTGTTACGCTTTGCCTTCAGTTGAATAGTGCAGTTCTGTATTGGTTTTCCCGCACCATCTTTCAGCACACCTGAGATTTTTACTGCTGCCATATCCACTCCACAAAAAAGCCCGCCTGAACCGGCGGGCTGTCATAACACTGTGTTACCTGGCTAATCAGAATTTATAACCGACACCCACGATGAAACCGTCAGTGCGCCAGTCGCCACTGCCGGAGCCTTCATAAGCAATATCAATGGCCACGGATTCGGTCGGGTTAAACTGCACGCCAGCTCCCCACGCCAGAGACGTGTTGCTGTGGCGATCGTCATCACTTCCGGTCAGCACATCGTGCGTTTTCCCCTTGTTGTCAGTTACGCGGAGATAATCCCCGGAGAACGTCGAAACACGGCTGTAAGCCACACCTGCCATCGCATAAGCACTGAACCATTCATTCACGCGTACAGACGGCCCCGCCATCATGCTGAACCAGCGGTTACGCACTGAATCTTCATGCCAGCGGGTATCGCTGTAATGCGTTTTTTGCTCATCTTTGGCATTGGCATAACTGAATGACGTCACCAGCCCCAGCGTGTCCGTAAATTCATAACGGTATTTCACGTTAATGCCCTTCAGGTCATCGTTGCCGGGCATATCAGTATGGGTCTGAAGATACCCGGCGCTTAGTGTGGACTGATGCTCTGCTGCGCTCGCTGGCGTACCAGCGGCGACCAGCCAGACTACTGTGGACAGAATAACAGCACATAATTTACGCATAATTACCTCTCGCTTTTCTGCAATAAAAAAGGCGCCATTTCTGGCGCCCGTATCTGGGTTATAAAATTCAGCTAATCGTGATGCCTGCAGTGGCTTTCTTCATCACAACAACCAGCAAATCGCTGATACTTGCTGTGGGATACCAGCCATTTACCCACCATGCTGATACAGAAAACTCCAGTGTCATTACGCCACTGCCTGCAGGCATATCAATAACACCCGTGTAAATCAGAGTATTATCCAGAGCCGTTCGGTTATAAATTTCAGCCCCGTTTTTCTTCACTATCAGGCGGCATGACGAATAAGTATCGCTATTCTCCCGTTCATGTCTGGCACCGCTGAAAGCCACCGCTGGAATAACAATTTGCCGGTCAAACGGCTGATCGTCATAAACCCTGACGGTAATGGTCCCTGATGGCCACCGCTCCGGTGCACGGGAGTCCCGGGGGAAAGCTTTGCCCACTGTTTTAACGAGATCGCCTTCAATCTGGTTCGCGGACAGTTTTCCCAGAACCCGACAGTTCTCGTTAATCGTGACGTTGTTGAGCGTCCCGGAGTTCGCATTCACGCTACCGCTGATATCGGCATTTTTCGCCGTCAGCCGCCCGTCCGGTGTCAGGGAAAATGCCGGAGGATTACCGCCGCTGGTAATGGTGGGAGCCGTCAGATATTTCAGGAACACTTCGTTCATGAATATCTGATCGCCCTGACCAACAAACATCGGCTTTGTGTTGCCATTCGCAGGATTAACCATCGCAATCCTGTCCGCCGCCAGCAGCACCTGACTCTGCATGCCGTCAGGGGTGTTCTCAATACCGGCACCAATACCCGCGATATAAAGGCGTCCGTCCTGCATCTGCTGCAGCTTCACAGCCCACATGCTGTTCAGGTTATTATTTGTATCAACCTGAACCTTCTGTATCTGCTGAATTGCCGCACTCTGGTCTTCCAGTTTCTTATTGACGGTCTGCGTGATTTCATTGCTGACATCCGTAATGGACGTCCTGATTTCAGCCAGGTCAGGCGCAAGCTGACCGTTATCAATCTGCGTCCACAGCTCCTGAGCCAGATGGCTTTTCCCTATCTCGCCTTTGAAAAAATCCAGATAGCCGGATGCATCATCACTCGGCTGGCCAACAGCCTCCACAAATGCCGATTTGCCAACGGTGTTCACACTGCGGATGTAAAAATAATAATCATGGCCCGGTTTGATATTGATACTGGCAGCTATCCAGTACAGCGCCGTGCCAAGATAGCGGGCTGTGGTTTCAACCTGCCTGATATCCGCAATCCGCTTTTCCGAGAACCAGAACTCAAACTGTACCGTCGGATCATAAACGGCAAGATGGGGCGTGGCGGTTATCTGAAAATAGCCCGGCGTCAGCTCAATCCGCGACGGCGCTGCCGGTGCGGCAATACGGAACGATACCGATGCCGGATCGCCCTGCTGCCCCCAGGCATTTGCCGCCCGGACTGTCAGCCTGTAGTTCCCTGGCGCCAGTTGCGTGAAGCGGTATGTGGTTTCCGTCGTCCGGGCCGTGCTGACCAGCCGCTCACTGCCGTCATCCGCTGCCACGGTCAGGCGAAGCATAAAGCTCACGCCCTTCACCACCTTCGGCGTATCCCAGCGCGCCAGCACCTGGTATTCCCCGCTGTCTGCGGTGACTTCGGCGGTCAGGTGCTGCACCGCTGGCGGCGTGACACCATTCACCGTGCCGCTCTGGTCGCCGTCAAAGTGCGCCCCGTTATCCACGATGGCTTCTTTTTCCGGTACATGCTGCACGGCAGTGATGGCATACGTGCCGTCATCGTTCTCACGGATACTCACACAGCGGAACAGGCGCTGACGCAACGTCGGCAACTTCAGCCCCCACACACTGTATTCTGCAACGCCGTCAGGAACCCGATTCACTTTCACCTTAAGTCCGTCGGTGACGGACTGAACCTCCACGCTGACCGGATTGCCACTTCCGTCAACCAGGCTTATCAGCGTGGTACCGGAGGATGGCAGCGTGATTTCACGGTCGAGCGTCAGCGTCCGGGTCTGGCTGTTCACCGCCAACACGCGACCACCGGTGCTGATACCGGCATAGTCATCATCGCAGATTTCAATAACATCGCCCGGCACATGGCGAAGCCCTTCTGCGCCCACGCTGAAATCCACGGTCTGCGTTTCCAGCAGTTCCGTTTTAATCAGCCACAGCCCGGCGCGGTGTGCCTGCCCCCGGCTGGTACAGCCAAAGGCATCCATCTTCGTGACATTACGACCGTAACGGGCAATGGCCTGCGTATCTTCAACAAGCTCTGTCGCCGTCTCCCAGCCGTTGTTCGGGTCAATCCAGTTCACCTCAACGGCATTATGGCGGTCCTTCAGGGCGCTGAAGCTGTAGCGGAACGGCGCGCCATCATCCGGCATCACCACATTACTGCGGTTATAGGTCCACACCTTATCCGACTGTCGGTCCTGCACGAACGTCAGCGTCTGCCCGTTCCATACCGGCATACAGCGCATCGCCGAGCAGAAATCACTGAGCACATCCCACGCCTTGCGCTGTGTGGTCAGGTACGCATTACAGGTGATGCGCGGCTCCGTGCCGCCAAAGCCGTCCGGCACTGACTGGTCGCAGTACTGGCCGATGACATACAGCGCCCATTTGTCCACATCCGCCGCACCAAGACGTTTCCCCATGCCGTAGCGCGGGTGGGTCAGCATATCCCACAGACACCAGGCCATGTTGTTGCTGTATGCTGGTTTTAACGTTCCGTCCCAGATACCGCTGTATTGTCGCGTCTGCGGGTTATAGTTCGACGGCACCTGCAGAATGCGCCCGCGAAGATGATAATTACGGCTCACC